GACATTTAACAAAATCTTAAACGGTTTAAGATTTTGTTAAATGTCGTCATAAGAACTCCTATTTATTAATAAAAAAACCATGGTGTTATCCATGGCTATTGGTTAAATGTTTGTAAAGCGAATTTGGGCTAAACCTGTAAGGCTTGTCTATTCCAAGACATTTTGCACACCATTCTGAACAAAAATATTTTGTTTTGCTGTCTCTAATACGCAAGACAACACCTAGTGCGCCAATAAGGTCATATTTTAAGCCCTTTGTCTTTTCAAAAAATGCTATAACTTCTTCTAATGAGGTTTCTAGTTCAACTAAATCCCATCGCTCTGGAGGTAGCTCCATTATTTTTTTACGCACTCCCCCATCTCGATTACTTGCGCTAAAACAAGTGTACATCTTAGATGGCTGAGGGTTAGATATTGCTATCTCGCAATGGCTGTATGGCCCATGCGTAAAAAATTTTATAGCATCATCAAAAAAGCGGAATAATGCATTTTTAACACTACTCCGCTCTCGTTTATGCTTATAAAAAGCAATCACCACTTTAGACATAAGATTGACTCCATCCCTGGTTAAGGTCGATATTTTCAGGCGTATCTGATTTATCAACTTGCGCTTTTAATACTTCGGCGTTTCGGTAATCGTGATCTACTTTGCCCTTGATTGCTTGCGCCAATGCTTTGAATGTATCTAAATCAAATTGCACCCAATCATTTTCGATTGTTTTCCATTGTCTCGGCTCAAAAGTGCCTAACACAATCGTAAGCCCTATACCGTCATATTCTTGTCGTGCCACTTGGTCAGTATGAAAATGTCTAACTTGACCATTTGGTAAAGTGACCTCTACACCTGTTCGAGTTGCTTGTAAGCGGTGAGCCTTAATGGTTTCCCATAATTCAGCTCGTTTCTTGACGAGGTTTTGTTGGATTAAATCTGAATCAACCTCCCAATCATGCTTTTCGTCATTCCACTTGTGATTTTCGCTTGGTTTGACGCCACTACATCCAACGGTATATTTATCTATACGCCAAAAGTGACCTTGAGTATCAAGTGTTTCTTGGATTTTTTCACGCTCTTGATCTGTGATAAGACAAGTTTCATCTGTAATTTCTTCTTTACGATTAATTACAGAAATTAGTTGTTGATCGAATAGAAATACTTGCATTTTGTTTCTCCATATTTTAATTGTAAGGAATTTCATCAAAAGACGGTAAGTGTGAAACATCTATTACATCTAAATATATTTCTCCACTTTGTATTTTTCTATTAGATGGCATATAGAATAATTTATTTTTTTCCAAATTATTGGCTAAAATTGTTCTAAATTTAGTTCCAGAAAGACTATCAATGATTAAAGGTGTTATAATAGATCTGCTTGTTTTTTCGTCATAGTAATACATTGTAGGTGGCATAAGACAGGCGACACGTCTATCTTTATAAATATTGCTATGTCTTTCAAAATTATTATCAAACATATTTCCACATTTTATACTTTCTAATGGTTTATATACCTTATTATTTAGTAGCACTTCTTTAAAAACTTTTATGCCATAGTTGGCAGTATTTAAGGTATTATCTACAAATTCAAATAAATGAAAACCAAAATCCATATGATAAAAAGGATTACTACTGCTATAACATTTAGTATTTATTGCATAATCCCAATCAGGAGACATTGGTATATATCTGCCTTGAGCAGATTTATATCTACTTCTAGCAAAAGTTTCATCAGGATAAATTATTAAATTACTCACTCCATTAGTTGTTTGATCATTATTTGATTTACTATGGAAAAATTTTGATTGAGGTTCTATGAAAAGTAAACAATTTCTATCAACAGGTAGCTTTTTACTAAAAATTGCACTATGTAATGTGCATTTATACGATCTTTTATATCTTAAATATTTAACAGGGATTTCTGAAGCTACCATTTTGCGCTGTAAATTAGGCAATGAAAAATGTGTATAATTCATTGACATACCATAACTTGTCATTGAGAAAGTCTCCGAAAATCTGCCATAATAACACCATAGCCAATAGTAATATCAAAATAACTATCTGCTGAAAATTGAATATGGTCTAAAATATATTTATTTTGTGAACTAGCCCATTCAATTTTAGGGCAATGATATATAAAATCTTCTGACCTAAACTGCTCTATTCTTACAAATGGTATATAATTTAAATAAATTGCATTTTTTCCATACTTTCTAACAAACTCTAATCTTTTACTTTCATTTAAATTTATATAATCTTTATTTAATTGAATTTGATATTCGGATGGGATATTTATTTTATGTTGATACCCCTTGATATGAGCAGTACCTAATTCTAAATAATAGCTATCTAATATACTATTATTTACTCGTAATCCATAATTATTCATTTAAACCACTTCCCCACACTTGCGAAATATGGTCTAAATCATAATCGCATTTAACCTGTTTACGATAAAAAGGCGACCCCTCAACGGTTGTTAATGCTCGTAAAGCAAACAAACTCGGGTCAACACTAAATCTAGGGCAATCATTGACTGTCAAAAATGTTACTAATGATTCTCCACGTGCTAAAAATGCTTGTTTATCTTTCCAGCTTACAAGCTCAATCGTGGTATTTTTATTGATGTAATCAATAGTCAAACGCCCAGCGATATGCCAGGCGCAGATAGGTTTTTCTGTAAACGATTTATCAATCGGTACAGGCTCATCAATGTAATACATAACTCTCCTTAGGATAATTTACCAACTTTAACAACCTCTGTTCCGCCATCCCAAACGTGTAACGCTCTTGTAGCGCTAGATAACTCAATACCACCGCTGGCATCTCGGCTAATAAGTCTAAAACCACCATTAGACTGCACCTCAAACAAAGTACCAAAATTGCCATTTAAGCTACCTATTTTAAGTGAGCCCCCAGTGATAGCACCTAAATTAGCATTAATAGATGATATGCTTGTTACGTTTAATTTATCTGCAGTTAGAGAGCGTGTAGCAACATGGTTTGCACCAATACTGTTAGCCGCAACGTGTTTAGCCGTCACTGCTCCAGTTGCAATCTCATTAGCGGTAACACTATTAGCCGCTAATTGTTGCGTGGTGATAGAGTTAGTAACAATCGAGCCGCCGTGAATAGCGGTTACACCTGCATTGACCCAAGCACTAGGCTGTGTGGTGTATTCAGTACATTCTTCGAGCATAGGGTTTGCAATTTTAAGTGAGCTATTTCTTTGTATGTTATTCATAGCACAAAGAACTGATACATAACCCGAACTAGGAGCAGTGAAGAATACATGGGTGCGAGTTAATGGGTCAATGCTACCAGTATTTTCGTCTATACTCCCATTTTGTGAATATCCTGTAATATTTCTACCTCTCTGACCGGAAGAAGCAAAATCTCTAACCCAAGATTTGCCATTACTAGCAATCTCTTGCACTATCAACTCACCTGTGCAATTCCAAGCGTCAACAAAAGCCGAGAAACAGTATCTTTGATTAGGTATAACTCTGACCACTTGAATAGCAATCTGCCACCAAATTGATACATTAGAATTAGCTGTAACTTCAGCAATTAAGACAGATCCATTAGTTACTAATCCTTTAAATTTATCACTTGTTCGTCTTATTAATTTTGTTGTTTGACCTGCTAACTTACCATTACCTTTATTATCAATCCATCCATAAGCATTGTTATCAAAAATAGGGTTGTAGAGTAGATTTCCGCCAAGTCCAATCGCCAGTTTATCTGCCGTAAGTTCGCCAGCCGCAACGTGGTTCGCACGAATTGCACCTGTTTGTATTTTGGCAGCGGTCACGCTGTTGGCTTGCAGTTTATCCGCCCCAATCGCATTAGCTTGAATGGCATTCGCACCAATACTATTTGCTTGCATTTGTTGTGCACCCACACTGTTTGACTGCAAATGCGTTGTACCAATGGCGTTCGCTTGAATCAGGTTCGCACCGATACTGTTAGCTTGAAGTTGATGCGCCCCAATCGTGCCTGTAAGTTTGGTTGTAGGAATTGCTGGAACTTGAGCAAGGCTTAACGCCCCTTGAATTTTGTCCGCGCTGATATTCGGGATTTGATTTTGGTTTAACTGTCCTGTGAGTTTGGTTGTGGGAATCGGGGCGAGTTGGTCAACGCCAATTGTGCCTTTAATCGCACTTGACAAAATCTCCGTTGGGGTGCTGTCGTATTTTTTGCCGTTCCAGGTGTAAAGTTTGCCGTCCTTTTCGTTGTACACCTGTTTGTGCCCACGATATTGGGCGGTATTGCCAATATCCGCAACGGTTAACGTTAAATCCAGTTTTCGTGCAGGGGCTGCAGTATCAAACACTTCGTTGATGATGTTTTGGCTGAGCTTTTCATTCAGTAGTTTCAACTCTTTATCAATATCAACTGAGCTTTCGCCCCGCAAGCCACTTTGTTGATAAAACGCCCCCACGTTTTGCCCACGTACATGTCTAAGCCAGTAATAACGCACCTGTTTTGCTCCGACTTCGTGCGTGTACATTCTTGCAGTGACTTTCGTTAAACGTCTTGCGGTTTTTATATCGTGAGTTTCGCTAATAAAAATCTCTGTCTCTGTGGCATCATTAACCCAATCCCATTCGATTGTGATATTACCTAGCCCACCAGTAACTCTTACGCCTGTTGGCGCTGGCGGTTTATTGATGGTAAAGGTCTGAGTTTTTTCGCTTAATAACTGCCCATTATCAGTTTTAACTTGTATAAGGACGCTATAATCTCCGTTTTCGAGACCGTCTATATTAAGATTGGGAGACGATTGTCCTAATCGCACGTCATATAACACTCCGCCTTTATAAATGCGGATGTCGTATTTTACGATGCCATTACCGCCAGTCACGCT